TCAAGATCACAATCAAAAGACGTTGAACGCTGCGCTCTTATCAGGTTGCGCGGGCAGTTCCCATCGGAAGGGGAATGGTCGCTTGCATCACCTATGTTTGGTTCAGCGGCGATAAAGTCGGCTTCTGAATTTCTTGGGTTGAGGCCAGCTTATGAGGCGGGCGCACCCACAGATGAGCAACCAGTTGAAGAATATGCGCTTTTGCGGGAAAATAAAACTTCGATAAGGCGCAAAGCCAAAGACCGAGTTGACCGAGACTATTGGGAAAATCCCTTTACCGTAAATTTAGGTTGACGCGGCAAGCCTCTTTGGTGTATTTTCCAACTACGTTTCGTGTGTCTAACCGAAACTTTAGTGCGTCCAGCAGAAATGCGGGGCGCATTTTGCGTTTAACGGGGCAGATAACCAATGCCAAAGCCGGAACCCTGCACCCTTAGAGTTAAGAAATTCAGGGAAATAAAGGCCACCCGCGTCAAGTATGAGCGGGCAGCAGAACTGGCACGGGAAGCCGCAGAGGCAATCAAAGCAGGCGAAACGCTCACAGCCCTACTGTCGGGCAACTTTATCTTTGGCGACTTCCTTGAAGCCTTGGCCGTTGAAAATGGCGTAAGGTTCAAACGCCTAACACTGTCAACGCTGGCAATATCTGATGAAAACGTCATAAGCCTGGAAAACATGATGGAAACGGGGTTTCTTGAGACCCTAGAAATTATCGTTTCAAGCTACTTTTGGGCGCACAATCGCCAAAACGTCCAGTTTCTCTACGAACACTTGTGCGACACCCACGGCGCAAAAATCGCAGTTGCGGGCATACATACAAAAATCGCGCTGATCGAAACGGAAAAATCTAAAATCATCGTTCACGGTTCTGCCAACATGAGGTCAAGCCGGACCCTTGAGGCAGTGACCATTGAGCAGAACGAAGCCTTGTTTGACTTCCATGACGCCTGGCATCAGCAAATCTTGGCTGATTACACGGTCACGAAAAAAGAACGCCGCGCATCAAATCTTTGGAACCTAGTGAAAGAAACGCCATGAGTGAAAACACCAGAGGGACAATGCGCCGGGTCACAACCGCGCAAAGACGCCGCAGCGCAATGCGCGTTGCCGCGTTCAACGCCGGAACAGCGGACGCCCCGTTTTAATCTATGCCGCCCAAAGCAATCACTTTCAACAAAGAGCAAATTGTGCAGGTCGAGAACCGCGCACCATATTTGACCAGAGAACAGCTTGCGGATTTTTTCGGCATCCACGTCAACACCTTTGACGCCATCCGCGAAAGGCAACCTGAGGTCGAGGTGGCCTATAAAAAAGCAAGAGCAGAGACGATCGGCAAGATCGCGGAAAGCCTTGTTATGGACGCCTTAGACGGTGACACAACATCGCGCATCTTTTTTCTAAAGACGCAGGCCGGATGGCGCGAAACCAACGTGATCGACCACCAATCAAGCGATGGCAGCATGAAGCCGACCTTGGTCGAATTTGTCGCCCCCCAGATTGAAAAAGATGATAAAGGCGACGATTAGAGAACTGCCAATCATCACAGCCAATTTTGCCCAGCCCGCAAGAACGCGGGTTTTCAAGGGCGGGCGCGGTTCTGGCAAGACAAGGGGCATCGCCAAGCGCAGCGCCTTGCGGGTTTACCAGTTGGCAGAAGCGGGCATTGAAGGCGTTTTCTTAGCAAGCCGTGAACACCTCAACAGCTTGAACGAAAGCAGCATGGAGGAAATCAAGGCCGCGATACAATCAGAGCCTTGGCTTGCTGACTATTTCGACATTGGCGAAAAATACATCAGGACCAAAAACAGACGGATCAGCTATGCCTTTGCAGGGCTGCGGCACAATCTGGACAGCATCAAATCCAAGGCGCGGATCATTGGCAACTGGACGGACGAGGCCGAAAACGTATCAGACGCCGCGTGGCGCAAGCTAATTCCGACCATCCGCGAGGAAGGCGAACATTGGCTTGCTGAAAACTGGATTAGCTACAATCCAGAAAGCCCCGACAGCGCCACACACAAGCGTTTCATAGAGAACCAAGCCCACGACTGCGTGGTGACGGAAATCAACTATGAAAACAACATGTGGTTTCCAGAGATACTGGACCGCCAGCGCCTAGAGGACCAAAAATACCGCCCCGAAACGTATGAACATGTTTGGAACGGCGCGTTTCTGACAATGACAGACGCGCAGGTTTTCGGCGGAAAGTTTGCGGTTGAGGAATTTGAGGTCGGGCCGAACTGGAACGGCCCTTACCACGGCATGGACTTTGGTTTCGCCCAAGACCCCACAACGGCGGGGGAACAGTGGGTTCATGAGGATACGCTTTACATCAGGCGCGAGGCCGCAAAGGTCGGTCTGGAACTGGACGACACGGCGGCGTTCATCAGCAAGTGCATTCCCGGCATTGAAAAGCACACGATCAGGGCTGACAGTGCTAGGCCCGAAAGCATTAGCTACCTGCGGCGGCACGGATTGCCCCGCATCGAAGGCGTCAAGAAATGGGCGGGCAGCGTCGAAGATGGCGTTGAGTTCATCAAGTCATTCAAGCGCGTGGTTATCCATCCAGACTGCCCACAGACCGCAAGAGAGTTTAGGCTTTACAGTTACAAGGTGGACCGCCTGTCAGGCGATATTCTGCCCGTGATTGTGGACGCCAATAACCATCACATTGATCAGCTACGTTATGCCTTGGTTCCGCTGATGAAGCGGCAGGCAAAAACCACAACGACAACGGTCAGAGGATTGTATTAAATGGCCGTATCAACAAAGCACCCCGAACTGACAGCCACACGCCTTGCGGATTGGCGTCTATGCCTTGACGCCTACGAGGGCGAGGGCATGATGAAGCAGCGCGGGGAAATTTATTTGCCCATGCCGTCAGGCTATCGCGGGCATTCTGATGAGGGCTTGGCAGCTTATAGCGCCTACAAAATGCGGGCGCAGTTTCCAGACGTGATGGCGGCATCCGTTGGCGCTATGGTCGGGATTGTTCACGGCGAAACGATTGAAATAGAACTGCCGAGCAACATGGAATACCTGCGCGAAAACGTGGACGGCAACGGCATCACGTTGGAGGACTTCCACAAGAACGTGACGCGCAACCTTCTATACTTGGGGCGCTATGGCGTTTTGGCAGATGCCCCAGGCGGCGGCGGCGATCCATTCCTTGCAGGCTATCGCGGCGACACCATCATAAATTGGGACCGCAATTTTTACGTGCTGGACGAAAGCGAAATGGTGCGCAACGGGTTCCAGTGGACGCACGAAGAACGCCACCGCGTTTTACAGATGCAAGATGGCTTTTACAGCGCAGAGATATACACCCCAGCGGGAAAAGAGGACAGGACACCCACCCGGCTTGGCGGAAGCGGCTTGACCAGCATCCCCTTTGCAGTCGCAAGCGCAAAAGACATGGGCGCGGATATGGAAGCCCCGCCCCTGATCGGCATCGCCCGCGCTGCGCTTGCCATGTATCAACTAAGCGCGGATTACCGTCTGCAACTCTACATGAGCGGGCAGGAAACCCTTGTTGCAATCAATGGTGATGCCCCAACCGCCGTTGGCGCGGGTGTTGTGCATGAAATGCAAGGCGCTGATGGCGTCACGCCCGATCTGAAATATGTTAGCCCTAGCTGCACGGGCATTGATAAGCACTTAGAGGCCATCCAAGACAGCCGCGAAATGGCAATTCAGGCGGGCGCACGGCTCTTTGAGCAATCCAACCAGGCCAGCGAAAGCGGCAAGGCCAGATCAATGCGGTTCCGGTCGGAAACAGCGAACCTGAAAACAGTTGCGCAATCGTCTTGCTCCTTGATTGAACAATCATTGCGCAACATTGCGCGGCTTTTGGGGCAGTCTGATGCCGTGATCAACGCGATCACAGTCACACCGCCAAAAGACTTGCTTGATGCAAGCCTTACAGCACAAGAAGCCGTGGCGCTTTTCTCACTTGTCGAGAGCGGCGGGCTTTCACACGAAACCTTTTACGAAAGAGCGCAAGCGGGCGGCATTGCCAGCGCAGAGCGCGATTTTACCGAAGAATACGCCTTAATTGAAAGGCGCGACCTGGAGGCTGACAGCCTCTAAATCCGGGCCGAAGGTCCACCCCCAACATAAAGGAAAAAAGCCGATGGCTTTGAAAACCGTTCTTGATACCCTTGACGGCGTTGATGACGCCTTGAAACCATTCTACGCAGAAACCGAAGGCAAGTTTATCTTGCAAGTCGAGGGCGTAGACAGCCACCCAGACGTTGCCAACCTCAAATCAGCATATGAGCGCACAAAGGCCGACCGCGATGCGGCACGAACCGAGCGCGATGCGGCAAAAGCACTTGCGAAAGACTTTCCAGACGATTTTGACCTGAAAAAGTGGGAAAAATTGAAGGACGGCAAGGCAGACGAAGCGGCCCTTATTCAGTTGCGCCAGACCCTTGAGGCTGACCGCGATGAATGGAAAAGCAAGTTTGAAGCCGAGCAAGGGCGGGCGCTGAAAAACGCGCTTGAACGTGATCTGACCGATGCATTGACAGGCGCAGGCGTTACAGAGCCAGCTTTTGCCAAAGCAGCCCGCACAATGTTGGCAGGCAGCGTCAAGATCGGTGAGGATGGACAGCCTTTCGTTGAGACGGACATGGGGCCGCTTGGCCTCAATGACCATGTAAAGCGATGGACGGCAGGCGAAGGGAAGCCTTTTGTAAAGCAGCCTACGGGCGGTGATGCAACGGGCGGCAAGAGCGGACAAACCAGCGGTGACAACCCGTGGAAACCTGAAACCCGCAACCTGACAAAGCAAGCGGAAATTCTGAAAACAGACCCGCAAGCAGCGGCCTTACTAAAGGCGGCGGCGGGCATTGCATGATTGAAAGGAAAAAATCATGGCCGTTACAAAAATCGCGGACGTAATTGTCCCCAGCGTATTCAACCCCTACGTGACAGAGCGCACAAGCGACCTGGCGCGTTTCTATCTTGGCGGCATCGTGTCGGCAAACCCAGAACTGGACCGTCTGGCAACAGCAGGCGGCAAGCTGATCAACATGCCGTTCTGGTCTGATCTGACAGGTGACGATGAAGTCTTGTCCGACAGCGGTTCACTGACACCCGCCAAAATCGCAGGCTCACAGGACGTTGCGGCCTTGCTGATGCGCGGTAAAGCATGGTCAGTCAATGATCTGGCAGTTGCGCTTTCCGGCGACGACCCCATGGGCGCAATCGGTGATCTGGTCGCAACATATTGGGCGCGTAAGCGGTCAGCCGTTGCACTGGCAGCGTTGAAGGGTGCCATTGCCGACAACGTGGCAAACGACAGCGGCGACATGGTGGCCAATGTTGCAGGCGCGACTAACGCCGATGTTACAGCGGCAACGTCCTTCTCTGGTGACACCTTTGTTGACGGTCAGGCGACCTTTGGCGATGCCATCGGCGGGCTTTCCGGCATTGCATTCCATCCGGTTGTTTACCACAACCTGAAAAAGCTGGACAACATCAGCTTTGAGCGTGAAAGCCTTGGCTCACTTGAGGTCGAAACGTATCGCGGTTTGCGCGTTATCGTTGACCGCAACATGACCATGACAGCAGCGGCGGGCGCACTCGCAGGCGATGCGGCGGCGACATACACCACCTATCTGTTCGGTCAGGGCGCAATCGGCATGGGCAGCGGTGCTGCACCAGTACCATCCGAAACAGACCGCGACAGCCTTGCGGGTGAGGACATTCTTGTCACCCGCGATCACTTCCTGATGCACCCACGCGGCATTGCGTTTGCATCCGGTTCAGTGGCGGGTTCTTCACCAACCAACGCCGAACTGGCATTGGCTGCAAACTGGAACCGCGTTTACGAGCGCGAAAATGTCCGCGTTGCGGCCATCGTCACAAACGCTTGATCTTTTTGAAGGGGCGGGCGCAATCTCGCCCCTTTGCACAAGATCAACCAAAAAGAGGACATTGCTATGTCAGCAACAGCATTCCAACGCCAGCGGCGTGAAACGGCGGCAAAGGCGGCAAAGGCTGCACCTGTCGCGGCACCGATTGACGAAACACGGGCCGACCTGGTGGAAAGCCTAAAGGCCCACGGCATTGAAAAGCCCAAGGGTGGTGCAAAGGCGCTGCGCGAACAGCTTGACGCCATCACGAAGGTGAACTTGTAATGACCGCCACGCTTGCAGGGTTTCGCGCCTACGCCCTTGAGCGTGGCGACAGCGCCCCAACATCAGCCGCAGACGCAGACGCCGAAGCGGCATTGGTGCGGGCAACCGATTACATCGCAGACCATTACCAGTTGCGCTTTCTGGCAGAGCATATTGAAACTGTGCCAGCAGCCGTGGACCCCGCCACCTATGAGGCGGCATTGCTTGAACTGGCAGCGCCGGGTTTCTTTTCGCAGACCTATACCGAGGCCAGCGACAAGACGTTGACGCAGGTTGAGGGCATCGCTTGGGAGTTTACGGGGCGCAAAGGCGGTTCACGGGTTCCGGTCAGCACCAAGATTGAAAACAAAATGCGCCCATATATGGCGGGTGCGACAAAATCGGTTCTCAGATCGTGAGCAACGGCAGCGACATTGCGGCGAAAATCAAGGACGGCTTGGCCGAGGCGGGTTCTGCAACAGGCATCGGGCGCATGTATTGCACATTGCGCAGGCCAGCGACAGGCGGGGCAGAACCAGACACCCCTTGGAGCGAGGCCGCGACAGGCGACCCGACCGATTTTGAGTTGATCGGTGTCACGACAACAAAAACCATTCGTGATATAAGCGGAACGCTGACAGGCCGCACGGAAACAACGCTTTTGCTTGATGCGACAAGCACAACGCCATTGAAAAGCGATCTGGTGGCAGTCAACGTGAGAAAAGCAGCCGTGGACGCTAACACCAGCTTTCACGAGATTGCAGACGTTGAAACGCTTGCCCCCGGCGGCGTCCCATTGATGCACAAGGTGAGATTGGTTGATTAAAGCCCCGACACAGGCCGAAATAGACGCGCTGGATGCCTTCAGCCATCGTTGGCTTGTGCAGGACCACAAAGATAATGGGCGGGCCTTAGAGGCGCTTTTAGCGTGGGCCTATCCGGCAGACGTTTTCAAAGAGTTTGACGAGCAAATCAAAGCGGCGTTCTTGCTGGGGTACATCTTGGCAAGCGCAAAGCAGTAAGCAGCGGCGGGCAACATGGCAGGAAAATCAGCCCAGCAGCGCCGGATTGAACGATTGCTCAAAAAGCAAACAGCGGACATTCAAAAGGCGTTTGCCTTGGCGATGGAGCGGGCGGCGTCAGACATAGACAGGGCCGCACTGCTGCGGTTCTTGGAACTTGGCGACATTGAAAGGGCGGCGGCGTTGTTCAAAATGGAGCGCGGCGTTTTGTTTCCCCTGCAAAATGCAATCAGGGATGCCATCATCGGCGGCGGGCTGGCAGTGGCAGACGAACTGCCCAAGGGCTTGTCAGGGCGCTTTGGCTTTGACGGCAATCATCCCCGCGCTGTTGCACTGGCAGAAAAGCAGGCGGCGGCACTTGTCACCAACATTTCAAACGAGGCGATTGACGCATCCCGCAAGCTGATCACAGAAGCCCTTTCCGCCAATCGCGGGTTAAACAGCGTTGCGCGTGATCTAGTCGGGCGCAAGGTCGGCAATCGCCGGGTTGGCGGCATCATCGGGCTGACAAGGCCGCAGACAGAGCGCATGGCAAATATCAGGGCCATTTTGAGCGATCCTGAGCGCATTGGCGAATACTTCAACGGCAGCGGGCCGCGCTACAAGCAGAGCAACCGCAGCTTTGACAGCATGGTCAAGCAGGCAATCAAGGACGGCAAATCCCTCAACGCCGCAGATGTTGACCGCATCGCAGAGGCGTACAAGGTCAAGGCCATGGGTGAGCGCGGCAAGGTTGTTGCACGAAACGAGGCGTTTATTGCGCAGGCAGCGGGCCGCGATGAAAGCTATAGGCAGTTGGTCGAAAGCGGCAAGGTCGAAACAGCAACGGTACGATGGCAGCACAATTTAAGCCAGGTTCCGCGACCAGATCACGTTGAAATGGACGGGACCGTAAACGCAGTTGGCGAGGACTTTGTTTTCGCGGATGGAACACGCATGAGCCACCCCCACGATCCAAGGGGCGGTGCAGAGCATTCAATCGGGTGCCGTTGCATTGGCGTTTACCGCGTCAAATTGCC